CAACATATTTACAGACAACAATTAAAGGAAGAAGAATGTCAGGTGAAATGACAACCTCATTAGGAAATGGTCTGACAAATTTAATGTTGTTGCGTTATGCTGCATATTTATCTTGTGCTAAAGCAAAATTTTTGGTAGAAGGTGATGATGGCTTAATTTCTTCTGATCGTCCAATTAGATTTGATTTCTTTCATTTGTTGGGATTTGTTTGTAAGCTTCAACAATTGGATGACATTAAGAAATCATCATTCTGTGGTATGATCTTCACACGACCTGGTCATATAATTAAAGATGCAATTAGTGCTTTATCTAAGTTTGGTTGGTGTTCACGTAAATATAATAATTGCTCACATAGACTCAGAATGGGTTTATTAAGAGCTAAAGCTTTATCTTGTATTTATGAGACACCACATTGTCCTATTTTAGCTCCTTTTGCTCGGCGTGTTCTATTTTTAACACGTTCTTATATGCCTAGATTTGATACTGGATTAGATAATTATTTTCGAATGAAATTATTAAATGCTATTAAAGATGAGAAGAATATACCACCCACAGACATATTACCTGAAACCCGAGTTATTTATGATGAAATGTATGGAATTGATCCTAACACACAAAGACATATTGAAGAAAAATTGTCTGAAATAAACTTATTTGATGATAATAATTGGTTAAACTTTGCTGCCTCAAAAGTCACTATAGATTTACATCATGCTTATGTAAACCAAAATTTTGTTGATAACTATAATAGAAAATGCACATTTATATCAGCTAACGGAAATGTTAATAAAAATAATAAAATTGCAAGCATATTACGATCTCCCGCGGATAGAGTAATCTGTAAACAATAAAATGAATAACAATAAAGTTAAATCAAACACCGTTAACAATCCTAATAAGGAAAAAAGAAATCAACAAAATAAACAAAAAAGACAAAATAATAAAAATTTAAATAAAAAGAAAATAAATCAAATGAATTGTCCAAAGCCAACAGTACAAAAACAATTAAGATTGGCACCAAGTAAAATTAAAATACCAAAAGCAAACTCAGCTGAAATGGTGATGGCTTATAGTCAAAACCTTCTTTTAGCCGATCGAGCTTTTCCAATTCCAAGAAAAATACCATCACAAGTTTCACCAAAAGTTACAAAGGGTACTACGTCAATAGTAAGTGCTCCAGGAATTTTTGGTTATGCAATTTTGTATCCATCATTCTACGGCACATCACGTGTAGTCCAACAAGTCACTGGATTACCTGCTATTAATGTAACTGCGGGATTTTGGGATGCAAAGGAACTTTTGTTATTTGCTCTTCAACAATACTCATTTATTCCCATAATACAAACAGGCAATTTATTGTCTCGTGCAGTTCATCAAATTCAATTGGTGGACGGGTTCAATTTAGCTACACCTTTTGGTGTTATTGAACAAGGCACTGTGGGGGTATTTACTGATCCATGGGTTTTGGTTGGAGGTGTATCATTTAGTATGAATATTGGAAATGTTGTCAATGTGTTGTGCACAGTAAGTTTGTGGGATGTTATGACTGGTTTACCTGTTTTAGTAAGTCAAACCACATTAGCTATCGCCGCACGCGCAACAAACACTGTAATCACTGTTCCGTTTACTGGAACAATTGTTAATCCTATGGTTACTTTTTCAACTAATGTTGACACATTTTCATTAAATTTTGGAATTACATTAAATGAAGTTACTTCATGGACAATACATCCAACTCAATTAATTACAACAACGAATCTATTAGATTTAGTCAATTCAAGTTCTCTACATGATATGATTGAAAATACAGATTTGATAAGCTATACAGGGATGTCATTTTTATTAAAAAATACAACACCAACCATCAATAAGGGTGGCTCATTATTTATCACTCAATGTCCTGCTGGATACCAACATCAAATGTCCTCTGATGCTCAATCACTTCATAATCAAATGTCTAGTTTGATTAGAACTCCTGTTAAGAAGTTAGATTTGGGTAATGGAGGATTTTGGTCATATATGCCTGATGATGTTCAGCAATTATATTTTCGAAGGTCTCAACCTGATAAAATTAATTCATTGCGAGCTGATTATGAAAGACCCTTCTGCCTGTTCTCTTGGCAGAGTCCAG